CCACCATTACCAATATAAGTTTCGTATGCCGTCTTACAACTACTACCACAATTTGAATCACCTGCAATATTGATATGTAAATCTTTGCTACTAAAATCTGATAGAGTTACACTACCACTATTTGTACCTGTAACTGTATAACCTAAATCTTCTAGTTCACTTTTTAATTGTGTGTATTGGTCACTTGTACTAGACACATAATTTATATGAGCCGTGTCTGCTTTAACATCTGTGAATGATAGATAGACTATGAATGCAAATAAAACATATGTTATTCTGCTAATTACTTTGAGAAATGTTAATGTCATTTATACCATCTCCTATCTTTACATCTTCTACACCAACTTGATTTTGCTTTAGTGTTATATTGTAACTGTAGTCTTTATCTAAACGTATTTCTGCAAAATTCCCTTGTCCATCTTCTCTAATAATAATGTAAGTTGGCTCTGTTGAAAACGTTATTCCAGTTTCTTTATCAAACCCAAGTTTAAATCCTAAACTAGGATCAAATGCTTGTTTAAGTTTTTTAGTTATTTGTACGTTTAATACTGCTAGAATATCTTGTAAAAAATCTTGTAATAAAAAGTCTTGATCTAATTCGTCTGCGAATTCTTCATTTGATTCGTCTAATGCGTCTACATCTAAATCGTTAAATTCTAAGAAGTCAATGTCTAATACACTTGCAACTACTTTTAATCTTTCTTGTTTTTCTATTGCATTTTCTATTGCTTTAGGTTTTTGTACAATTAACAAGTTATTAATCATACTTTCATCAATATCTAATATAATAGGTTTTAATGGTTGTGACTCAGATGTTATAACCATTGTAGTTTGAAATGCTTGGTTCATTAATACAAATCCTGCATCTGTTTCTACAGAAATTTCTCCAACAAAGCAGTCGCCTTCGCTATCGCAACTAGGTAATAATATAATTAAACTACTTCCTGTTTCGTCTACAGTCATAGTAAAGTCTGTACCCCTAACTCCAATAACCGCAGTAGGTGTTTTTATTTTTACATTTTGTTTATATTTTTTAGCAATTTGTCCACTTGCATAACGTACTGTTCCTAAACTTGCTTTTACAGATAACGAACCAACATCATTTGCTGGATCAAAAATAAACTCATCAATTACTACGTTACTATGTGCAGTAATTTCTAATTTTGTATCATCTATAAAATTAATGTTTTGGCTATCTTTAAATGTTTCTATTCTGTCCATAGAGAATACATCAGAATCGGTGTCACCTACTACAGTGCCCGATTCTCTGTAAATTTTGCTTGGACCTTCTGCCTGCGTAATTACTCCAATAGAAGAATAGGCAGTACTAGATATAATGCAAAGTAGAATAGCGAAAAGATATTTCATTAATCACTCTGCGTTATATCAATGTCAGAATTATTACCGCTAGTAGTTAATTGGATTTTGTTATCGTAGATTCCACTTTGTGTAATATCAACAGTTGTACCTTCTCCAGTATGACTATGTGTCAAACTGTGTCCTGCACTGTCACCGTCTCCAGTTATTGTATAGTTTGCCGTGTTATCAACTGAACTACCTAATGCATCATTGTCCATATCGATATCTGCATCTGCCGCCGCACCATTCACTGTAAGTGTAATTGTATCTTCATTGCTTGATGCTAGGTCTATTGTACCTACAAAGTTAGCCGCACTTGCACTTCCACCGATAGAAACTGTAATTGTTGCATCATTACCTGTAACGTCGACACTCATCTGAACTGTTTCACAGTTATTAGCCGCACACGTTAACGCAACTGTATTTGAGTTACCTGTTAAATCTATATTACCTGTATACGAAACTCCATTAATAACTGTAGACACAACGTTGTTATTACCAATTTGGTCTATATTAAAAGTCATACTATTACCGGTTAAAGATATTGCCGTACTACTTGTACCTGCCACGTTGTTCTGTCCATCTTGTACTACGTCCAAGTTTAAATTATTACCACTTTGTGTAATATAAATGTCGTTAGCAAGTACTGGTACAGAAAAACACAGAAACAAGAGTACTAAAATGTTATTTTTCATTTATTTTCTCCGTTTGTTTCTGCCCTTTTAGTTTGGTTAACGTTTCCCATAGATACATATCAGCAGTGTTTTTAAAACAGTTGCCTTCTGCATTACAAACGTTAAAGTCATTTCCCTGTGCTCCTGTAAGCATTTCACTTTCGTGCATTTTTGGGATAGAGTTAATGTCCGGTTTAGATGTAGGTAAAGATGAGAGTTTAGAATGAACTTGGAGATTCGTATCTTTTCTATCTGAACTAATTTTATCACCGGACTTGTAGATTAACTTTTCTTCGATTGGTGGAGATTTAAATTTCCACAAGCCCTTGAGTTCGCCTTCTTTGACGATTTCAACTACAGCCTGTTCTATTGCTTGTCTTACTGCATAGTTTACAGGCTCGTTTATAGAAGTTCCTATTTCAACTTCTAATGCTCTTGTACCTAAATCTAAAAATCTAAATACATCAGAACTATCTTTATAACTTGCAATAGTTTTATCAACTGCAACCGACAGTAGTATTTCGCCAGTTGACACACTGATAATTCGCATTGCCACAGATACTCTATCTGTTCTATATTCCTTTGATGTTCCTATACCAAAATATCGAGCACCTATTCCGCCACTTTCAATGTTACTATCATACCCTACAATAGCACCATCTAATAGTAGTCCAGCAAATAACATAGGTTTTAAATCCTCTGCTTTTTTGCCTTCGTATAATTCTCTTGTACTTCTAATAAGTTGTCTTTCCTTGACTAAATTAGCAAGGCTAACACGTTCTAATACTTTAAACCATTTGCCTTTTCCGGCTTTTTGTAAAGCATTAATAACATGATTCTCTGCACCTTGCGTTACCGCAGTGCTGAGTTGACTAAAGTTTGTAGAAGGTTTTCGTTGTCCTGTTTTATCACCAAAGCCATAAATTGCAATAGTAATAATTTGGCCATCTATTTCTGGAAGATTAACTAACTCTTTTACACCTACGGGTATCTTTGCAGGTGGATCAAAACTTACGGGTTTTACTACCTTACCAGCACAACCCGTTAAAAATAATATTAAAGTTAATATCCAGATTAATTTCATTCATTAAAATCCAAAACCACTCAACGGAACAATTAATTCACTAAACGTTCCATCGGCTTCTGTTATTTGTACAGTAATCGTACTCGATGATGCATCTTTAACCCAATAGATAGTTGCACCTTCGACAGTTGCAGTACCACTATTGGCACCAGTGTCTGAAAACATACTATCAACTAAATTTTTAGATAAGTTTGCGTAAATTCTAGATTCTACGTTTGCTAAGAACTTAGAAAGAGTTTCTTGTGCTTTATCTCTTTCAGCCTGCCTTACAGCCGCGGCTTTTTCTTTTTCTAATTCTTGTTTACGTTGGAACTGAAGTTGTTCAATACTCAAGACATGAGTACTGTAACCTTTTCCGCTGAAGGAAGGATTTTTAAATTCATGTGTAAGTTCACTGGCACTTGCATAAGTGCTTAGGACCCAAGTCATGACTATAGTTAAAAATAATTTTTGCATTCGATACGATCTCCACTTGTATTTATTATATACACAGATAAAATAACCACGTATATTGAGAAAATCGTAAAAATATTTACTCTTATATAAATATGTATGCAATAAGACGTTATTGTGTGGACGGTAGTTTATAGCCCTTTACTACCGTCCTTTTTTTATTCTCAAAACTTTCATTCTAGCAATAAGACGAGTTCTGCCTAAACCAAGATGTCGACCAGCCGCGGCTACGTTGCCGTTGTGCAAAAGTAACGCATCTTCAATTTCGTCTGTTTCAACTTGTTTGATTCTATCGGGTAAAGAGGTAATAGGAACTTCGTTGGATGAGCCCGATGCTCCCCATATATCGTCGAGAGCATTCCAAATGAAATCCTGCTCGTATTTTGAACCGCCCTTGTCCATACAACTATTTATAAGTCGTAAAAACAAGGACTATATCAAATGGATCTATCTTCCAGAGACCCAGTCTATTTCGTCGTCAGTATAAGGCCACATTAGAAAGCACCTGCATATTTGTAAACATTAAGAAGCATAACTCCTGCTAGTATTGAAAACATTATACCCATAACAGTAATTGTTGTGAAAAGATTGTTCATTTTTTCTTACCTGTCATCAGCATTTTTGCTTCTTTATGCATACCCATTAGTGTTAACTGGTGTGCCGCTCTGGCAGTACCAATTGTTTCACAGGTTTTTATCATTCCTGCAAAGAACTTGTTTACTGATTCACATACTGAACAGTAATATATTGCTATTGTACTCATCTGTCAAATAATCCCCTATTTGTTCCCATTATTAATTGTTTTTGTCTGCGTTCTAAATCTGCTAAATCCTGTGAGTTAGCAAGATAATCATACTCGCGTTGTTTCTGTGTTCTAGGTTTTACAACGTTCCATACTTTTTTTATTAACTTAATCATTATTTTACATTCTTCATCATTGGTGGTTTTCCGGTATCACGCATTTGTTGATATGCGAAAGCCCAGTCGTTTCCGTATTCTGTTTTTGCCCAAATGAGTAGTTGTTCATCAGATGCACCACGTGATCCAACGTCAAGCCAACTCAGAAGGGACTCTAGCATTTTTGCCATGGTCTTCTTCTCCGTGTTATGTTTAGATGCTTGAGGAAAGCAATACCCTGGTCTTTGCCAGTGTCAGTCTGTTGTAAGGCGTAGCCACCGCCCTAGTCTTTCCTAGTGCCACTCTTTTTTTCTGAGCCGAGGTCGCTCTTGGATAAGAACAAAAGAACTTTTGTTTTTTCTTTATCCACTTCTATTTATCAATTAGGTCAGTAAACCTGCCCTAGTCTTAATGCAAGGCTGTCTTGCTTTTTTGTTAATAATGAAATTTGATTATGCTAGAACTAGCAATAATTATTTTACTGTGAATTGTTCGTATATTCTATTAATGTTTGAGTTACATCTTACAAACGTTGCACACTTTGGCATATCTTTCAAACGTCTTGCACCAATATATGTTGCCGATGATCTAACTCCACCTAAAATATCTTGTACAGTTGCTTCTACTGGTCCACGATATGGCATAGAAATAAATCTTCCTTCATTTCCCCTATATCCATCTTTACGTTTACCATGTTTTTCTCTGGCACGGTCTGAGCTCATGCCATAAAATTCTACTTTACCGTCTACTACTGGTTGCTCTGATTCGTCNTGTCCTGCTAACATACCACCAATCATTACCATATGTGCTCCNCCGCCAAATGCTTTTGCAATATCACCTGGATATACACAACCACCGTCAGCCATAATATGTCCATCGACTCCGTTCGCCGCGTCGGCACATTCCATAATTGCTGAAAACTGTGGTACTCCTACACCCGTCATTGTTCTTGTAGTGCATACTGATCCTGGACCAATACCAATTTTAACAACATCAGCACCATTTATAATAAGTTCTTCTACCATTTCAGGTGTAACTACATTACCTGCTACAATAACTTTGTCAGGATATTCATTTCTAATCTTTTTAATAAAGTCTATAAAGTTTTCGTGGTATGCATTGGCAACATCTACAGTAATCATTTTAACATCAGGAAACATAGTTAAAACTTCCTTCATCATTTTATAGTCAGGTGCATCAGGATCCCACATTATATTTGTTCCTGTACATACACTCACACTTTGCATTCTTAAACCTGTGCCAGCCGCCGCTTTCCATTGTTCCGGAGTTGTTGACTTTGTAATAACTGTCATCATTTTATGTTGTTGTAAAACTTTTGCCATACTAAATGTTCCAACTCCATCCATATTACTTGCAAATATAGGACAGAAGTCCATAACTTTTCCAGAGTTCCTAAATTCAAATTTTCTACTCATTTGTACATCTCGTCTACTTGATAGTGTAGAACGTTTTGGTTGCAATAGTACATCTTCAAAATTTAATTTTAACTCTTCTTTCAGTCTCATTTGATAACCTCTATCCTTGGTGATAAGTGTTTAGGTGTAAACCCTAATTTCTTTAGTTGTGTTATATCGGCTAGTGTGTCGTGTCTTTCATTTGGAGTATATATCTTAACTGGTAAATTTGGTGCAAGGTCTCTTACTCTTACACTATTTCCAGTACCAATATCAATAACTCCTATCATTTCTGGATTATACACTAATAATTGTATTGCATCTAATACATCTTCCATATGTATAAAATCTCTAGTATGATTTGTAACATATTCTAATGTACCTTTTTGTAACTTGTCAAAAAACATATCTTTCCTAGGTATGTCTGAATAAACTGTATGTAGTCTCATTCCTAAAGTAAAAGGATAACAAGAAGCCAAATATTCTAAACAATGTTTAGATGCCGCATACGGATTTAAATGTGGTTCGTATTGCGAACTAGAACTTGCATATAATATTCTTTTACCTTTATATCTTTCAAATAAACGTTTACTTGCTTCTATATTATTTGTCCAATAACCTGCAGGATCATTTAAACTCTGTCTTACTCCGCTTTTACCTGCTAAATGTATTACAAAGTCTACTTCTATAGGTAATTCGCAAGTAAGTAAATCATTACCGTCTTGTAAATCGATTCCAATAACATTAAATTTTAAGTCTTGTAATCTTTTATATAATTGAGTTCCTATAAAACCTTTGTGTCCTGTAAGTAGTACATTCATTTAGTTACCTTAAAATGTTCATATGATTGCTGAACGCATTTTGCTTGATAATAGCAATCTGCTAAGGCATTATGAGCATCCGTTCTTATTGCTTTTCTAGGATCAGATGGCATCATCGAAAATAATGTTCTACTATCTCTAACTTGCCAAAAGTTCCAAGGCAAAGGTTGTTTCATTTGCCTATATAAATTTTCTAATATGACCATATCAAATGCAGGTCCTTGACACCATATCTCATCGCACCCAATAAGCCATTTATTAAGTTGTGCTAAAGAATCAGAAACATTAGTTCTTCCTTCTTCTCCCAATGCTTCATCTTGTACTGCTTTAGATTGTTTACCCCACCATTCTACGGTTCCATTGTCTACACTTCGATTCATACTTGTTTGTTCGTCTACATTAAGACGTAAGTACAAACCTTTTGCAGGTTCTTCTTTATTATATGGATTAAATTTTATACCGCCTAGTGTAAGTACTACACAATCGGGTTGAGTGCCTAGTGTTTCTAGGTCAATCATTGCGTGTGTTGACATATTGCCCCTATTTGTCTTCTTCGATCCTAACTTCTAACGGATAGCCGTCGTTTCTAGCCGCCAGTGTAACTTCAATTCCTTTTTGCTCTGCCATCTCATATGGCATAGTTGCTACTACGCAACTTCCATTCTCATGAATATCAACAACAATCTTTTTTGCACCTTCTTCATCATATTCAAAGAAGTCAACAAGACATTGAATAACAAATTCCATTGTTGTAATGTCATCATTTAACATAATGACTTTCCATAAATTTGGTTCTTTTAATTCCACTTTAGTTACTGGCTTTACTATCGTTGCATTATCTGTATCTGTCATTGCCCTTATTTCTTTTGATATTCTTGATGAGGAAAATCATAATATTCAAGTTTAGTCTTATCTGTACTTCTACCTTTATTAGACTTAAATTCGCCCATTTGTTGTACACCTGTTACTTTCTGTTTTTCGCCCATCGAGTTTAATTGTTCTCTGTTTTCTTCATTTAGTGTTATAGTATACAACCTTGTACCCTCTTTGTCAAGTACTAAAAGTTCAATAGAATTGGCAGTTTCTCCATGCCATAAATATCGCCATTCTCCCTCAGGTAGCGACGGATATGCTCTTCCAAACACTTTTTCAATATCTACAGTTAAAAGTCCTAAAGCACCAAAACTTAAAGGAAGTAATACTAGTGCTATTTTCCAGTTAACTCTAAGCCATACTGCTATACAAAGTACTAGTACTAAAAAGGGCCAACCTATAATATGGTAAATCCATGTATCAAACCAATCTAAATTAAACATTATCTACTAGCCTCATTTCCATTAACTATATTACCTTCTCCTAATTGTACTGAGTTAACTTTATTCCATTCAACAACTGCACCATTAAAGTCCCAGTCAACATCTAATACTTTATTTTTTTCGCCTGCTTTAATACGAACTATAGGCTCTTCTTGTCCTTTAAATTTTAGTGTAACAGTTCTACTTCCGTATTTTCTAAAATTCTTAATAGTCATAAATTCAACTGTTATATCATCTGGCTCTACTTGATCGTGCATACTATATAAATGAACACTGACTTCATAAGACCCTGGAAAGAATTGTGTGATGTGTACAACTTCTTGATTCTTTACATAACCGGGAGCATCACCAGTTTTACCTAAATCATCTTTTTCCAAATGCATACCTTTAATAGTTTTATTTGTAAAACTTAATATTTTTCCATTTGGATCTCTAACCCAGACATCTACATCAAAGTCACTCTCATTGGACCAGTTAATTACTATTAAAGCCTGATCAGGTGGATCAACTTTTCCATCATCTGCTATTGGATTAATTAAAATGTATGCAATAAAGAATAGGAATACAAATCCTACTAGCATATTAAACAGTAAGTCTATAAATCCAAATGTGGTTAAGTATCTACGATGCTTATTCTTTTGCATTATGCGACTCCACTAACATTAATTGTACTTTTAAATGTAAACTACTGATAAGTCCAACTAAGGTTGTGGTAAGGGCCGTACTCATTCCTGTCGCCATTTGATCTAGCGAAGCCGTTAATGAATCTATATTTGAAACATCTATGTCTGCAAATGCTGAGTAAAGCATTAATAAGAACCCACTCACTGTTCCAATTAGTCCTAGTGTGACTAAACTTTCAGAAGTAAACCAAAGTAACTCTTCGTTTACTGATTTTGGTTTATAAATTTTGTATAGTACAAAAATTGATGATATCGCCCACACGGCTATAATAATAAAACTGATTTTTGTTTGGTCTGAAAGCCAAAGTGCGTTCCATAAGTTAAACATATGTATAACGAAGAAACTAAAGGTTGTACAAGTAAATATTGCAACCCATTTATAAAGTAAATTACGATCCATTTTCTTTTCCTGTATGAGTTGTTATTTGCATCACTCAGTTGTATTTATAAGTCAAAGGTGAGTATGTTATATTATAGTTTTTAGGAGAGAGATAGTGGTCATAGACTACTACAACCACTATCGTTAAAATTAAGATTACTTAATTTGAATTGTTTTTGGCTTTTTGGCTTCAGGGATAATTTTTTCCAAAGCAACTGTAAGTAAGCCGTCTTTTAATTCAGCGCCATTAACTACCATGTCTTCTGCGATAGTAAATGTTCTAACGAATTGACGTTTTGAAATTCCTTTGTGGATTACTCCTGGATCTTTCTCCTGTCCTTCATCTGATTTAACTGATTTAATGGTTAGTTCACCGTCTGCAGTTTTAACTTCGATGTCGTCTTTACCAAAGCCTGCTAGTGCAACCTCTATATCGTAAGTATAATCACCTGTCTTAACGATATTATATGGTGGATAATTAACCGTATTACTTGATTGATAGTCGTACATTCTTTCGAATTGATCGAACATATCATCAAAGCCCACAGAAAATGGACGTAATTGGTTAAAAAATGATAGATTTGTTTTGTAGTTTGTCATGCTATAACTCCTTTGTATTAAGCAAGTTTATAAATGCAACCCTATATAGGCGTTGCGATAATATATACATTAGAACCATTTCTAATGCATACTGTATTATATAGTTATTTATCTGTAAAAGTCAAGTACTTTAGATAGAAAACCAGGGATAATATGGTAGTTTAAGCAGTCAAAGACGTCGTTTAACGGTACTTTGTTTAAAAGTACGGCACAATGTTAGCCTCTTTTTTCTGCTTCACGTTGTAATTTCTTCCAACGTTTAATTCCTTGTTTTTTCTTCTCTCTTTTGATTTCAGACGGTTTTTGATAATATTGCTTATCTCTTAATGTTTGCAATAATCCATCATTCGCAACTCTCTTTTTAAGTTTACGAAGTGCTTTAGTTAATGCTTCAGGTGTATCACCATTTACATGAACTGTTAACCCGTGATCTCTAGGTCTATCTTCCCATCTTTTTTTATGTTCAAAGTTTCCTTTGAAATTGTTGTTACTTCTTGGTTTTTGATTATATCCCAATTTGCCCTCCATTGTAACTGTCGGTTTGTTTAAGTAGTGAAGCCACAACGTTAATCCCATAATTAGGATTAATCACTTTGTGTGCTTCAATATTGTGGTATACATTAGGGCGGGACAGTATCCACCCCAAGTATACTTTATTCAATTCTGAAGTTTGGTCTAAGAATGTAAAATGACTAGAATTTACTGTATTTGCAATCCAATCAAAATCAGTATCATTTTTAGTAATACAATGAACACTTATTCTACGTTCATCTCTATCCAATAAATCTAATATGTTATCTACGAGAGGAGTATCGCCTACTAAACATATTTTATAATCACTATTGTGATCATAGTCTGGACTTGTTACTATTGTTATCTTGTCGTTAATCATTCTCTCCCATTAGATAAAAAATCTGTCATTTGTGATTTCTCAGAATCTGACATATCTTCTAGTTCAATTTCTCCACTAGCAACTTTTTCAACTAGTAGTCTAACATAGTCTTCTGTTAAATGACTGTTAGTACCTTCTTTATCTACTTCAATCCATTTTTTACCATTCCATTTAAATAATGTATGTGGAAAAACATCTGTTTTAGTAAACAGTTGACCATTCACTGCATCTGGTGGAAATTTACTTCCGTAAGTAGCCGGTGGAACATCATTATCGTCATCTGCTTTAGGTTTTAAAATATCAGGAGTAGTAGAATTTTCTACTAACTTATATTTTGCATTTAGACGTTCGATTGCGGCATCTCTTGCCTTAATCTGTGTTTCCATATCTTTACTTTGTTTTTCTACTTCCGCTTTTGCTTTTTCTACTTCCAGTTTTTCTAATGCTATCTTTTCCTTTTCCGATAGTGCCGCTTTTATCTTTGTTTCGTCTTCCACTAGTTTTTCTACTTCCACTAACTTCTCTACGATTTCGGGCTCTTTCGCTTCTAAGGACTTTACCGTTTCTTTCAATTTAGCAACACTTTCTTCTTTACTAGAAACTTTTGCTTTTAAATTGTCTGTAATCTGTGTATGTGATGCATCTTTATCTTCGATTAATTTCATTAAACGTTGTTCTAGTGCAACTTTATCTTTAATAGTTTTATCTATTGTTTTTTGTAACTTGGCAATGTCTTTATCTTTAGCATTGTTACTTTCCTGAAGTGCATCCATCTTTTCTTCTAATTGATGTAACAATCCAGTATAGTCGTCAATTTTCATTTTTAACTCCTCTATCTTTTGTTGTTTTGCTTCAGGACGGTGTTGGTATTCTTTTTCTTCTCGCAACCATCTTAATTGCATGGTACCTGCCAATACTAGCATAATTGCTAGTGGATCAAATACTATAACAATAATAATAATTACCCAACGTACTGCCGCCTCAAGTAAATTTCTGTCTGCTTCTTCACCATAAATGAATTCTGCAATATACTTAATAGGGCCAACTTCTGCTTCAAGTTTTCTATACTCTTTTTCATAATCAAATTTTTGACTACGCCATGCTTCTAGTTTAACTTGTTCCTTATCTATAAAGTTTTCTAATTCTGTTATTCTAGAATCAATATCTTCTGTTTTAACGTTTGCTTGGTCTCTTAGAGATTGTATTCTATCTTGTATTGCATCTACGTCATTTGCATATTTGTCATCGATTGCTTTTAATTCGTTAGCAAGTCTTGTTTGGATTGCAATGATTTCTTTCTGCACTTTAGATGCTACTGAAATTTCGTTTTGTTTGGCACGTTCGACTGCCTTGTCGTACTTTGTTCCGCCACCTAAACTACCTTCAAATCGGTCTTTGGCGGCTTTAATATCTGCTTCTTTTCTTTCTTTTGCTTGTTCTAATCTATTGTTTTGAATCTCTATAGACTTGTCAGCATCTGCTCGTTTTTTATCTTTTTCTGCTTCAATACGAACATATAACTCATTCAAAACTATTTGCTCTTTAGAAACTAGATTATCTACTCTAGTACTGTCACCTGTATTTAGGTTATTGATTTCCGTACGCCATCTATCAACCTTACCATCACTACGACTAATATTTGCTTCTACGGATTGTATTATTGCTACTTGATCTTCTCCAAGTGCAGTTTGTTCAATATGACTTTTAGATAAAAATCCAAAGATACCCATACTAGTAATAAACATGAGTATAATGACTGCCATACTTAGGTACCAGCGAGTGAACGCAGGCGCCTTTTTCCAATAATGGTGTAACCAGACTGTGGCGGTTATTTTACCTACCTCAAGAACTGCACCCATTAAAATAATAGGAAAAACTGCCGCCGCAAAGATGGCTGTTAATCCTACTATACTATACCACGCCGCTATGGAACTTATGCTTAAGGCGACTAATAATGTTAATAATGCAAAGAACATACTGTATTTATTGTTTCCAGTTATATAATTTTTCAAAATGCTGTCTTAGTTTCACTGCATCTCCTCCTTGTGTCTTAAATGACTCTATAAAAGTTTCTATCAATTTTGCCGCCAAAAGTCTATATTTTGGTAAGGCGTCTTGCTGAAGTTTTTGTATCGATTGTTGTGGCATTGTTTGTATTATTACATCTACAGGTATGTGATCTATCCAACTACCTGCTTTACACATATCATTTTGTATTTGGTGTAATTCCTGTGTAGGCATAAATGCAGGTAACATTCTACGTGATTCGTCGACTAGAATACACATCAACGTTCCAAAGTAATTTTCTTTAAATATTTGTTTTTGCATTATTTCATAAATGTATGATTGCCTAATATACCAATGTATTTCTTCTTATCAGCCCAACTAGGATAAACTAAATTATGTGCATAGTAAAAAACTGCACCTAGTGTATTATCTGTAACTTCGTACGAACCGTTTCCAGTAACTATAATTGCAATTTGTACTGCTTCTCTCCATGCTCTTGCATTACCTTCTATAGTTTGTCCTGTTAATTCTTTATTTGCCCAAATAACATCTTTGTTACCATCACAAAACCAACTAAACTGACATCTGTGCTTTCTTGGGTAATAAACTCTATCTTTGTCAGCCAAGTTTTTATGTTGTTTTGTTTTCCAACTTTCTCTTACTGGACCATCTGTTACAACACCACAAAATGTATCGGGCCATCTTTTATCTTCAACCCTATTACGAGTAACATTTGCTACTGCGGCTTTACCTGAATAAGATTCTGCTCTTGCTTCAAAGTAAATGTTTTCTGCTAAACACTGGATTTCTGGGTGTTTAGAATTTGGAACATTTTCGTTATTAAGCTCGTTCCATAAAATATGTTTGGCTTGAGTTGTTAAATGTGCACCAGTTGTAGCCTGTGCATTTGTTGATATTAACACTATAATACCTGTTATAATTATTAGTCCTAGTTTACGCATAGATATCTCCTTATCTTTGTTTTAACTTACTCTTTCATTATAGCATCTTATAGGTATCTGTCAACCGGTTAATTATCCCCTATTTTTAAGGCTTTCTAGGTAAATTTCTAGTAATTTTGCCCATGTATCGTCAAAGTTAGCACTTATGCCCAAGTTATTATCCCTTACTAGTGTAGAATCGCAACCAAAATGTTGTATTTCCGCACCTGAGTGTTGTAAAAACGTCCCGTAAAAGTTGTGTCCTATTAAGTAAGATTTTGCTTTTACTTCGTTTTCCTTATAATATTCGTCAAATAACTGTATGTGCTTTTGTAATGACTCTGAATTGTAATCTTTTATAAAATGTGAAGTTGGTCCTGCATATAACCAATCATTTGTGTGTAATAATCCATGTTTCTCAGGTTGTACTCCTGTGAATACATAACTTTGTGTTTCATATGCTTTAGTAACAAAGTCCTGGAAGAAATTTGTGTTTCTAATGGCGCAATCCCAACGAGCATGAAGTATTACATCTGCATCTTGTATTGTATTTTTGTATAATTTTAAAATCTTGTTTAACATGATTAACCTACCAAAATAGTAATCAAATCTAACAGTTGTTTTTAAATGTGTTTCGTAAGGATTATTTAAATATTCTTTTAATTCATCAGAACATAAATGTTCATTTTCTAATACTTCGTCTTCTGTAACTGAAGTTTCTTTAAATTTAGGTAAATGTAAATTATCTGTTTTCCATATACTACTAAAAAATTGTATATCGTATGTAGAGTTATCTACTAAATTTTGCCACCATCTTAAACAGAAGTCCAAGTGCCGTGGGTCGCCTGTAAGTATAATAGCAACTTTCTTCATTAAAGAGTAACAACGCCTGCTTTAACTAGCCTTGTTCTATTTTTCATATGTTGTTTTGTAATAGCATCTTTAGAACCGCCAGAATATGCTACAGCATATCCCTCTTTAATAAGTATCGCAGTGCATCGCTTATCTTCAACGATGAAGTCTCCAAGAATTCTCCCAAACTTTCCTTTTTTATCTTCACCGCTTCGGTCAATCTCTGTTTTGAGAGTTTGGATTGATCCAACTGGTAGTAAGTCTTTAAGTCTTTGCTTTGATGCAAGTCCGAATTTTTTTTCAACTTTATCTCTTGTTCTAGATTCTGGTGTGTCTATTCCCATCATGCGAACACGTTCTTTGTGCATCCACATTCCGAAACCTAAGTCAATATCAACGTCAACTGTGTCTCCGTCAACTACTCTTAATATTTTACATTTATACTCGTACATTTTTTATTTTCCTTGACCCTTATATTTTTTATAAGATCGTTTTTTACTTTTATTCATAGAACTAAACTTTGTTCTACTATGATTATTTCCAATACTTGTTTTCTTTGGTTGTGTCTCATGGGCTTCATGCCCCTTGTATAATTTCATAACCCTCCTGGGTTAGTTGGTTGATTATATGCTAATATTTAGTTGTTTTAGTCTTGGGATAATATATTGTTCAACCCAATCTTTATGTGCTTGTTCTGGCGGATGGTATGCAATCCAGTCGTAACCTCCGTCATTTGTAAACTGCCAAAATCCGCCATAGTCTTTATGAAATATCCATTTACTCCAGTCAACTTGTTCCATTAATGTTTTAATAAATTTACGTTCTTTGTCAGTTTGTAATTTTTGTTCAAATGACAATATCGGTTCTCTATCAATTGACGAGTCGTACTTAACCCTATTTGCACCTTTGCCATCTTCAGCTCTACCAATTCCATATGCTTTATCCATATCCCAATCTCCATAACGCATATCTCCCATATGTGTCATTATAAGTGGAATATTTCTAACTCTACAAGTTTGTTGTACTAGTAGAATATATTCTAGTGTTTTTGCAAGTTGATTAAAATCTGTATAAAAATATTTTAAGTAATTCTCTTTAGGTCCTGTGTAACTTGCACCTTCTGATTTGTATGCATTATATTCAGGCATATACCAGTCATAACGTTCAACAGTACTCCACATAACAATTACTGCGTTACACTCGTGGCTTATATTCTCTAGAATAGTACGGGCAATTAATCTATTACCTGCTCCACCTATTGCTACATTTTTAGAATTTGGTATAAAATCGGGCCAGTGTTTATAATCAACATCTACCCCGAGTTCATTTTTGTGTGATCCAATTGTATAACTACAACCACTACATAATATCATTGATTACCTCTTATTATAGTAGTACTTATCTTTATGGATTAGCCGGATTTAAATCTAGATGTTTTCCCCATTCAGCATAGTAATGACGCATACCAACTTCATCGTGTATTGTGCTATTTTCATGTCTACCATGTAGTATGTTTCTACGTTCAGTACCTGGTGCCATAGATGCACCTTGTCCTGTTACACCTAATAAATCTTCATGTAGGTTACGCCCAAAAGGTCCCCAAATAGTATTATGATGTTTAATACGAGTTTGTCTTTCTTCTGGTGTGTCTTTTCTTAATCCATATCCTCTAAACTCTATAAGAACCTTGTTTGGTCCAAGAGGTGTAACACTATCTGACCGATAAGCACTACCACGTAAATTAAAGTTAAAGCCTGGAAACAAATCTACCATGTACCATTGGTTCGGTGGTAAGTTAGGAAAACTTAACTCTCCTCTGTCACCTTCTTTGTCAAATTCAGTATAGTTAACAGTAAAACTACTTACGTTAACGTGTCCGTTATCAAAGGGAATATTCTTTCTAGCAAAATACTCATCATTGAAACCGGTTACTCTATTAAAGTAATGCATAAAGTCATGATAGAATTCACTATTTGTATCATGCCATAGTTTATAGTTAGTAGGAATAACTGCTTTATGATAATGGAAGATTTCTAGTTCTTCTGTATCAATTGCTTCAGCAATACAATCGAATGCTCCTGCCGTCCATTGTTCTACATCCATTGTAGGGTTAGGATCTAATGTTACCCATACCATACCTCCATGTTTAACTTCACAGTATAAAGGTGTTTCACTTGTTACAATAGGTGCTTGTAATGTTCCCGTAGGTGCCCAACTACCGTAATTACGATATGCTTTGACTTCATTACCTGTATTATAAACAATAATATTATATCCAGCAATTTGTGATGTGCGATAATCTAACTTATTATACATTTCGCTAATATGGCATACTGGTACCCATACTTTACTAAAAATGTGTTCAATTTCTTCTTCAAATATCTTTTGACTAGAATATATTTCACTGCTTACATATTCTACGTTAGGTTCTTTTATCCAATTTTTATGATTACGCGGTGGCATGATAATTCTCCTCTGCCTTTAGTGGTACTATTTAACAAAAAAAAAGCCTACGGGTTAGGTAGGCTTTTAATTTTTTAGTAAAATCGTTTCTTGTTATCGTTGGATCTTGTTACTTGTTTCTTGTTTCTTTTGTCATGTATCTTGTGTTTGTTCGTCACGTCCACTGAAACGTGTGCAATTAGAATTTGTATCACTACCAGTGCGGTTGTAGTTATATTGTCACCCATATCTAAATTGATACAGTGCAACGATTTCTGTTGCCAGGTACGTTGCCAACCCCGATAGATTAAGCCGCTAGGGCTAAATCCTCATTTGCGAACATAGTGTTTGCATTTAAAAGTTTGCTTGATTTACGGTCATCGCCTACCGAGAACTCCACCGATCCTAGTTGTTACCTGTCGATCCTGTTCATCCCCATTCTGTTTATCCGATAAGAACCAACGTTGGTGTACCAGATATTAAACTAATAAGAAGACTTGCTATACCCCATAATAGAATGGTATAACCTACCCACCAGTACCATTTTTTACCCTTTAAAAAATTACGGGTAGCCTTTTTTGTACCTAACGGGTCTTGTCTTCCTGCCCAAGCAAAAGTTTTATCGCTAAAACTAAAAGGAGGGACTTTCCATAATACTACTGGAATCATCAGATAAAATATAAACACTGGATAGTCGTCGGACGGCTCAGAATGACCTGCCCAAATACCAATTGCTAATACTATTAGCAAAAACCAGCCTATGTTCTTCTTCATAAATTCCATTACACTTCCTTTTATTGGTGGAGATGCCGGGAATCGCACCCGGGTCCAGTCTAACGTTCAAATTGCTTCAACGTTCTATATATATTTATATACTAAAAGGTTGACAATGTCAACCAAATAAGGTACAAATAAAGTACTACTTTTATAAAAAGATGATAAGTATTCTGTAAAAAGACTAATAAGATTAATCAGGGGCAAAAAAATGGCGAAGATGAGAACTTACACGTTCATCGATGGCGAAGAAACAAAGACAATCGAATCTATGTCTTATAGAAAAGCAGTAAAATCTTTTCAAGGCGGTACAGAGAGTAAGGCTGTTAGAGTTGAATGGGAAGCCAAAAAGGGCGGAATATACGAAATAACACAAAAATTACCGTTAGGTAGAAAAATAAGACAAGCGGCAATAATAGAAGCAAAGAAGAAAGCCGCAAGAGCAAAGATTGGAAAATAAACGACGTGACAGTACAAACTAACCCACTATTAAGACCAATAGTAAGAGCAATAGTAAGACTGCGTATGTTTTATGCTGATTGTAGAGGTCATCATGGTATGAAATGGAACTATGAGCCAAGTAAAAACTACATGGGTATGAAGAAAAAACGCAAGTCCTAGTAAGGATTTAAAATGGCAGGAATCAAACAACGTGGTATCATCTCTGTGCATAACAAGAAGATGAGAAAAGATGCTAACGGTGAACTACACGAAGTAAAGCCCGTAAAATATTACGGTCCTAATGCAAACGGAAGAATGTGTGGTGCTATTAACGGAGAATTAATTCTCGGTAAAGATGGCAACCCATTACCATTCGGACAATGTTAAGGATTTTATGGAACTTGTACATAAGCATATTATCATTAGGGCAGAAGTTGTTAACCCGCCACTTGAAGAAGGAAGTACTTCTCAAAGTGTAAAAGAATTAATTGAACGTATAGGTATGAAAATACTTATGGGTCCATATGCCAAATACTGCAATATGCAAGGCAATAGAGGACTTACTGTTGCAACAATAATTGAAACTTCACATATAGTATTACATTCATGGGACGAATCTAGTCCTGCTAATCTACAACTAGACGTATATACTTGTGGAGAGTTTGATCCACAGATTGTATTTGATTGGTTAAAACAATATAATCCTGTTAAAGTAGATTACAAATATTTGGATAGAGAAAACGGTTTAACCGAAATAGAAATCCAACCATCAACCTTACATATAGCAGTTTAATCAAATAATGGCAGAGTAGCTCAGTTGGTTAGAGCGCCGGACTCATAAGCCGGAGGTCGTTGGTTCGATCCCAGCCTCTGCTACCATCAGTCACAAAAAAAGGCCCCATATTTCTATAGGGCCTTTAATTAAATTATTTTAAAATAATTATGCTACTACTCTACGTCTTGGAATAGAGTAAGTTGCCGCTGGTCTTCCAACGGATCCTGAATCTGATGCAGTTGCTTTTACATTAAAGCCTGCTTCTCTTAATTCAGTTAACCTTGCACCTGGAGATGCGATACCTAAGTCTGACCTTAGATCATCAGCAGTAAACGTTGAACCGTTACCCCAATAGTTTGCTAGGATTTGTTGATTTTGAGTTCCTTCTTTAAAGAACTTTGTTCCGATTGCTTTAGTCATCATGTTAACTCCTTTTCTATTAATAAATGTTAATGTTAACTAACTTTATTAATATAGCACGTTTTCGCACTAAATGTCAACCTTTTTCTTAAAAACGTTGTAAATTAAGTAATTATCTTAGGTTTTTCAGGTGTAATGAGCTTACTTGACAGTTGTTTTGTTACTTGTTCGTAACTATCAGCCATTTCTTTCTTAGGTTTTGCTACCATTGTGACTGCACTCTTAAATATAACGATTTTCTCGTTTTCCCAATCAACACTAATAAACATAGGAGCCATTGCTGGTCCTTGTTTTTGCATGATAAAAGCAAATGGTTTTTCTACCATAAACTTATCTGTGTGTTCTTCTGTAACTTTTGTGATAACTTCTTCGCCAGTAATTAACTTGAATGTAATTACTTGGTCTTTTAGCCCTTGTTCTTGTAACATAATTTATCCTATTGATTCACCTGTGCCATTATAGCCGGTATTGTCGATGTATTCTAGTAATTGTTCATATCCACCAACTTTTGTTGAGAATACTTTTATTTGTGGAAATGTTCTAGCACCTGGAAATTCTTCCATGACTTGTTCTCTTTGGAAGTCGACACCAAGTTGTTTGTAAACATACTTGTATCCTCTATTCTCGCAAAGTGCTTTTGCTTTGTTGCAAGAAGGACACATTGGTTTCCCCCATATTTCGATCATAAACTAAATCCTTTAAATGTTTCTGTATCTACGTCTTGTTTTGTTCCACCAGTAACATAAGAACTAATTTCAGTTTCTTGCGGTGCAACTTGTACTTCTGCTCCACTAATCCAATTTTGTGTCCAAGGTAAAGGATTAGATCCTCCTTTATAAGGACTTGTTAAACCAACTGCTAACATACGTTTGTGAGCAGTCCATTCTACATAGTCTTTTAATAGTTGAGCATTAAGACCAATCATAGATCCGTCTTTAAATAAGTATTCAGCCCAATCACATTCTTGCTTAACTGCATCAGCAAACATCTGTTCACATTCTGCTTTTGTTTCTTTTTGGATTTTAGCAAAGTCTTTATCGTCTTTTGGTAATAGTTTAATCATCTGTTGTGTAGATGCCAAATGTACATTTTCATCTCTACAAATAAATTTAATAATTTTAGCATTACCTTCCATTTTTTTCAGTTCAGCGAATGCCCAACTACAAGCAAATGAAACATAAAAACGAATTCCTTCTAATATATTAACACTATTAATTGTTAACCAAAGTTTTCTCTTTAAGTCGTATAAGTCAACTTCAACTTTTTTACCGTTAATAGTATGTGTTCCTTCTCCCATTAGTTGAAATGCTAAACTTGTTTGAATAAGGTCATCATAGTTCTTACTAATGTCGTCTGAACAATCTGTAATTTCTTTTATATCTAACATTTCGTCAAATATTTTACTTGGGTCTGGATATACATTTCTAATAATATGTGTGTAACTTCTACTATGTATTGTTTCACTAAATGTCCATGTTTGTACCCATGCTTCTAATTCTGGTATACTAATTAAAGGACCAAATGCTTCTGTTGGTGCTCTTCCTTGTACACTATCTAATAAAATCTGTCTTTTTAAGTTAGCAGTAAAAATATGTTGTTCATGTGCTGTCAAGTCTTTAAAGTCTTTGTTGTCTTTGCCAATATCAACTTCTTCTGGTCTCCAAAAGAATCCTAACTGCTTATCTGTTAACTTATCAAATGCTTTATACTTAACTGCATCGTATCTTTGAATATTCACACCGCCACTAGGGTCTAAAAATGCTTTGCTTTCTAGATGGTTTTTTTTGGTACTATTAAATACACTCATTGCTTTTTTCCTATCTCTTTCTCTATCTTTATATCACACACGAATCGCAATCAGCGTCTTCAATGTCATCTAGTAAGTTTACTTCTTTATCTTCGACGTTAAACTTGTCTACGTCGATCTCGCCTTGTCCATCATAAGTGTTAAAGTAGTAAAGTTGTTTACCACCAAACTTATAAAACATAATTAAATGTTGTAACATCACACTCATAGGAATTTTTTCATCTTCGTAGTGTGTTGGATTATAACTTGTATTAACACTAATACCTTGGTCTATATACTTTTGCAATACAGCCATAATCTTTAAATAACCTTCGGGAGACTTTTGTGTCCATAACATCTCGTATTTGTTCTTTAATCTACGAAACTCAGGTACAACTTGTCGTAAAACACCGTCTTTGCTCTGCTTAACACTTACATATGCACGAGGTGGTTCAATTCCGTTGGTACTGTTACTTATCTGTGCAGACGTTTCTGCTGGCATTAAAGCCATTAAAGTTGAATTTCTAATACCTGTTTTTTGCAGTTGTTTTCTTAAACTAGTCCATGCCATACGTTCTTTATGTGGTACTAATTCGTCTACATCAGACTTATATGTTTGATTAGGAGTAATGCCAGCACCGTATTTTGTTTCATTAGTACCTGGACAAGCGCCTTGTTCAACTGCCAAATCTGCACTTGCTTTAATTAAGTAATAACTCCATGCTTCTGCATATCTATCAATTAAGTCTAAATTAGGATTTGTATAAGTCATATCGTTCTTAGCCATCCAATATGCTAAATTAATAATACCAACTCCTAAAGGTCGTCTTTTAACTGTACTATTTTCAGCCGCTTTAACAGGATAATTCTGATAAGTTAATAATGCATCTAATCCACGAACTGCAAGTTCGCAAGGTTTTTCAAAATCTTGTGGTTCTTTAACACTNCCCCAATTAATAGCACTTAATGTACATAATGCAATTTCTCCCTCTTCATCATCAAACGAATCTAAAGGTCTTGTAGGTAAGTTAATTTCACAACATAAATTACTTTGTTTTATTGGTGCTTTTTCTGAGATAAAAGAACTATGATCATTTGCATGGTCAACATTCATTAAATAAATTCTACCTGTGTTTTTACGTTCTTCCATAAAAGAACTAAACAATTCACTTGCACGAATAGTTTTCTTTCTAATTTTTGTATTACGTTCTGCACGTTCATACAATTCTTTAAATTTATCTTGGTCTGAAAAGAATGCTTCATACAAACCTGGTACATCTTGAGGCGAGAAAAGAGTTATATTATCATTAGACAATAACCTTTCGTACATCAATTTATTAAACTGAACTCCATAGTCCATATGTCTAACTCTGTTTTCTTCAGTACCTTTATTATTCTTTAGCACTAACATATCTTCTATTTCTAAATGCCATATTGGGTAATATAATGTTGCCGCACCGTTGCGAACACCGCCTTGAGAACAAGAACGTGTTGCCGCCTGAAACATTTTATAAAAAGGGATAACACCTGTATGATATGCATCACCATTTCTAATAGGACTTCCTAATGCACGAATACTTCCTGCACCAATACCAATACCTGCCTTTTGTGAAACATATTTTACAATACTACTTGTTGTAGCATTAATACTATCTAAACTATCTCCTGTTTCTACTAGAACGCAAGAAGAAAATTGTCTTTGTGGTGTACGAACTCCTGCCATAACAGGTGTAGGTAAACTTATTTGAAATGTGCTAATTGCATCATAATAATCTTTAACATATTTCATTCTCGTTTCTATAGGATATTTACTAAACAATGTAGCCGCAATTAAAAGATATGCAACTTGAGGAGTTTCAAACATCTGTTTTGTTACTCTATTTTGTACTAAATATTTTCCACGCCATTGTTCCATTGCCGCATATGTCATACCTTCATCACGTTCATGATTAACTAATGTATCAAATTGTGCAAACTCTTCTTCTGTGTAAAGGTTTAAAATTTCTGGATCATAAAATCCAAGTTTAATGTTGTTTTTTACAACGTCTAAAATTTTCCATGGCTCAAATGTGTTATAAACTTGTTTTCTTAAATGGTAATTAATTAGCCTACCTGCTACCCACTGATAATTTGGAGTATCTTCGCTAATAAGATCTGCCGCACTTTTAATAAGTGTCTCTTGTATTTCTATTGATGTTATTCCGCTATAAAACGAAAGGTGGGATTTTATTTCGACTTCACTAGCACTTACGCCAGTTATATTTTCACAAGCATAAAAGACGACCTTGTGCATTTTTTCTAAATCTAAATCTTCTTTACTGCCATCTCTTTTTGTTACTTGAATCTGTGTCATTTGATGCCTTGCTATTATTATAGATACTTCTGTGCATTTAAGTCCTTTACTGTAAAGACCGATTGCGTTGATAAATCTTTTGGTATCGATGTAGTATTTAATACTTCTCGATAGTTTATATTAAGAGCATATTTTGTTATATGCACTGCATTAACGAAATTTGCTTCATGTTTATATATTACTATCTTTAGGGTACTATTGTCAAGTATTTCCGATAAAAAAATAGTATAAAATATACCTAATGCAACTGCTACGTCGCAATAGTGATTATTGTCTAGTAATGTCCAGGGATCAGGCCAATCTTTACAATCTGCATAATCCAAGTAACCGTTGGTTGTAGGACATTTTCCCCATAAGTCAACAATTTCTTGTAGGGCTTTTTCTGGTTCCATATCTTTTAGTCCGACACGGAAGTTTCTCCAGAAATGAATTCTGTCTTCTGGTTTTAAGTCAAACATTTAATTATGCAAATTTAGTTATGCGATATTTTAATGTTGCGTTATTNCCTGTGGATGTAGTTGTGTACTGAACTGTACCATCTGTGGATAAAATAGTAAACCCAACACCTGCGTCAGAGTTTTCAGTGTAATCCTGCTCTAATGAATATCCAGAAGTATTATTACCTGCAACTGTTAAAGTTCCAACTCTTCTAGACGTTCCTCTTTCAATAACAAAATCAACTGTTGCATTAATTAATGTAGAGGAATCAAAATCAATTGGCGTATTTGTTGTTGCACTTGTATTATCAGTTAACGTGAATGTTTTACCCGGTTCTGTATCAAAGAATCCATAACGCATACTGTTAATTGCTTCTAAACTGAATACTGCTTTACCGTTGTTTTCGATATTTGGATATGTTGCTTGTTGTGATGTCGTTCTATCAAAACTATCACCAATACTATAATTATTGTCCGCATTAAAATTAATAATTGGACAAGTCGGTGTTCCTGCTGATGCAACGTTTCCTACTCCGCAAGTTACGAAAGTATTATATGCACTAACAAATTCTTGTACTGTTACAGTTTTAATTGCTTCTTTAAATATAATTTCAAACAAACAATTTGAAACTTTAACTCCACGTGGTCCTGTAACACTTGGTGCTGAACCTGTAATGTTTTCACCAACTAAAATTCCTGCAAAGTTATCGTGTATGTAACAATTATTAAAAACTATGTTCTTTGCATCATGGTCACAATCGAATGCAACGTCTAATCTTGCAAAATCACAATTTTCAAATTTAATATTTTTACAATCTGTTGCAGTTGTTTCTGTAATACGAACTCCTGCTTTTCTATTTCCAATAGTAATTGGATTTGTAGTGTGTCTTCCTTTAAATCTAACATTTGTAAATGTTACTAGATTTGCTTGGTCAACTACGAATACATCATCATCTTGTGAATTAAAGAATTCAATTCCTGAAATTTCAATATTTTTTGGTTTTAAGGCACCACCTACTCCAACATTAGAACCTGTTTGTTGTTTACTGTCGGAAGTTTCTCCAACATAACCTGCACTAGTAGTTCTTTTAATAATTGTTGAACCTGCTCCAGCACCAACTATTTTTGCTCCTCTAGGAAACTTAATAGAGTCAGTTACAATATATGTACCTGCTGGAAAATAAACTGTTTTTAAAGATTCTGTGTTTGTTGCTTCACGTGAGTATACTTGGTTTAACATGAAGTTAATTTTAGCAGTATAATCTGTAACTCCATCACCGTCAACACCAAAGTCTTTAGCACTAACAAAATCATCTAACTTATTCTGTAAAGAACGTTGTACATCAGCACCTGTACTTGTTGTTTGTGCCGTGTATCCAACTTCTGCACCTTTGTAAGTATAACTGTTTATACTTCCCAATATATCACTATATTGTGTTAAAATTTCTGTGTTACCAATTGCTGGTGCACCTTCTGAAGTGGTACCGTTTCCAATGTATAATTTACGTTGGTCAATTACCCAACCTAGCTCTGCACTAGATAATTGCGGTAAATCGGAATTTAAACCTCTTCTGTGTTGAATTTTTGATATTTGAATTACTGCCATTTGTATACTCCTATAACGTATTTATGCTCTAGTTGTGATTTGTATAAAACTGTTCTACCCTGTTCCACCACGTTTTTACGTTATTTTTCCACTCATCGCCTTCTAGTACCCAAGATTGGTACTCATAGTCTTTACTACACATTAAAATTACACCTTTTTTAATATTAGTACCATGTACTTCGTTATGTGCTTCAGCATATGCCGTTAATTGTAAAAAATAATCTTGTACCCATTCTGTCTTTTTAGGTTTATTAGTTTGTTTAAAATCTATAATAGCGGGTTCATTATTGTATATTCCTACACAATCTGTAGTACCTGCATATATTTTTGGAAAATATAAAGGAACTTCTGTTCCCCAAATCTCTGAAACATTAGACATACCTTTTTCAATAACAATATTAGCCATTTTATGACTTTGTTGGCTAAATGGGTTACTGCCAGGTGATTTAATTTCGTCTGCAATACAATAGTCTTCTAACCATTTATGCATACGAGTTCCACGTCCGGCGGCTTCTGTTACAATTTCTTGTGCTTTAGCCTCACCAACACGTTTCTTCCAATTACGGAGTGCCTGCTTCTTTTCTTCTGATTTAGTTTTGTCTAAGATTGTTGTAACACTTGGGACGGCTTCACCTGTTGGTGTTGTGTATAATCTTTTGCCATCTACTTGTTTACGTTTTATAGGTGTATAGTCGTACCGTTCGGTAATCATTGATTGTTCTCTGAATTGATTGTGTGTAACTTATAATTATACAGGTTTTGACGTGTGATGTCAAGTAAATTATGAACGTTTTTTAAGAGCACGTTTAGCCATTTTATCAACATTTGTTGTTGGCTTTATATCTGCATCATCTGGAGTTGAGATTGTTTGATCGTCTTCACCATCTGTGTTTTTAAAAATAACTACGTCTTTATTAAAGTCTGTTACTAAATTTTGTATTCCTGGATTTGATTGATGTATTGCTGAAAAACTATCGTAAGTAAGAGGTATACCTAAACCACTTGCCATTTGAGATAACGCCTTCATAGAGATTTGAGTCTTTGCTCCTAACTGTTCTGCACGGTTACGAAGAAAGATTAACAAACTCATTAGTTTGTCTGCTCCATCTGGTACGGATTCTGTGATAAAATCACTTGCTTTCATTACGGACGTTCTTGTCTATCTAATTCGTCAACGCCTTCTTGGCCTTCTTCACCTGCATCTAAGTCTACATCAACTGTATCATCTTCTGCTGGTGCTTCTGCGTCAACATCAACTTCTGCTTCTGGCTCTTCTGCAGGTTCTTCTACAGTTAAGTCTGCGCCTGATTCATCAGCAGTACCTGTTAAAATACGTGATGCATTATCCATGTCGCCTCTTGCAGTTGTAATAGCATCTAATAATGCTTCTAGTGAACCTTTTGCCGCTGTCATAAATGCTTCTGCTTTATCATTACCCATTTCGTCACGGATTTGATCAGTTAACGGAAGTAAATCTTCTGCCTGCATTTCACTTACATCTTCTAACATAGATTGAATTCTGTCAACCATATCTTTTGATGCTAACACTAATTCAGCATTTTCCATTTCGCCTTCTTTAAGAACACTTTCTGAAATGCCTAATTGTTTTTTTGCTCTTTTGTCTACCATTTGCAAGAAACGTACATTTGCAAGATTGCTTGACATAATTTCATCAATCATATCTATAATTGGCATTAGACCTTGCATTAAGGCTGGGGGAACTGTTTGACCTTTTTTGTACATATCTAAAGCACGTTTGGCTTTCATATAATTTGATGGACCAACTAACAATCTTAGTGCGTTTGCACGAGTTGATTGTGCTCTTGGTGAATTTTGTTGTGGGTTAATTTCCCCATCTCCTGGCTCTAACTCTTTATTGTTACTGTCACTCTTTGGTGCTTCAGCGATGTTATTTTCTATTTGCCATGCTTCAACTGTTTCTTTAACAAGTTTTGACATCAAGTATTCTTTGTTAACTTGAAAGTCGCCTTCTTTACTTGCTACTTCATTCATTTTGTTGTCAGCAGTTGCAACCATTTGTGTTGCTATTGTTTCATTCATTTTCGATAAATCTAGATCGAATTCAAAACGTGTGTTTAACAGTTTGTTTAAACTGCCACTACGTGATGTTTTATTTAAATCATTTAGTTCCATGTTGAGTTCCCTAATTGTACGTTATTTGTATTTAGTTGATTTTAATCTTTTTTATTGATTCTTCCAGTTGGTTTCTAATGTGATTTTTATGATATTCGCTCTCTTCATACCTAATATACATTAAATCTCTCCGAAAATCGTCTGTTGCAGTACGATATCTCTGGTGAAATATAATAGAATCATTGTGGTGCCTACTAAAATGCAAATCATGTGACTCTATTTGTTGTGCATCTACTGTTTGCCCTTGTAATGACGCTACTGCCCAAGCAATGGCACTATTTCGCAGTGTAAACGACTTTACAAGCATTTCTTTATTGTAAATTTCCCAAACACCATTACGTTCTAGGCAAAAATATTTACCTATTTTAATATGAGCACCGGATATAGAAATTACAGGAAGTTCATCAGATTTTTCTTCCAGGAAGTTCTTTATCTTTGTTATTGCTACTTTACTTTTTACTTTCCTTGACATAGTAGAGATCACCATTTTTCTTTTTCCTATTGAGTACACTTTTATTGACTAACATAAAAGCCAACTTTAATTGGCTTTCATTTAAATCAGTCAACTTAATTGACTGTTTAAATTCTTTCAAAAATACGTCTTCTTCTTTTGTTAATGACACTCTTGCGCCATTAGAAAATTCAAAGTGTGACATTATGTAGTAGTCCTCTGTTTAATCCAATTTTTTGCCATTGGACTATGCGGAGGTATGCTAGTGAACTCTTTCATTCTCTTATACATATTCATAGTAACACCTTGTGTATCTGAACTTTCTGAATTGTCAACGACAAACATAAATTTACCAAAAAAGTTATGGAATCTTCCAATATTTCTTTGTACTTCTTTCCATAATTTAGTAACCATGTCGTCTGGTAATCTTCTATCTCTCTGATTGTTTCTACCTATAGCAGTTTCTAGGTCGGTGTTAACAAATATCATTGCTACATCGTAACCTAATAATCTTAAGGTATCTGCTTGTGATGTGATCTTACTGTAATCTTTGCCTGTTCCATCTATAACTAAACCTAAACGTTCATTTAGATGCATGGCAAGTTTATTGTCTGTAACTCGTTTTGCTTTCGCTCGAACTTCTTGTCCTTGTGGACTTAAGATGCTTTCTGGATCTGATCCCATTCCTGCATCTTTTAAATATTTTTCAAATGCGGCATCGTTATTAATTAAACGATAACCCATGCTAACTAAAGCCGTTTGTTTTACCATAAAACTTTTTCCACTACCAGGGCCACCTGCTAGGAATACTGCTTTAAAAATTGCTGGATCGTTTATGCCTTCTTCAAGGTCAGTCAGTCTTTTTTTTTGACCTCGGTAGCAACGGAAATTTTTTGACCTGGTCTAATCTTTGACCCTTGTCCTTGTGGTTTTGCAGTTTTAGGTTTTAACGTAGGTTCATTTGGGTTTGTGCTATCAATATCCATTTTCTTCAGGTCTATTTTTGTAGTAATACCCGGTTTCTTTGGATCGCTAATTTCAACATTATCACCGGCAACTTTAGTTACTTTGCCTGTCATTGGTTGTTCAAATAATTCTGAAAATCTCATTACTTTCTACGTCCTGCTTTGTTTAATGCTTGAACACGTTTACTTGCTGGATTAATACGTTTTGTACGTTTTGCTTTCAACTTCATTCTAGCACCTAATTTTGCTTTAGCCATTTTAAGTCTAATTCGTTTTTTAATGTCTGGTGCCTTAAAACAAGCACCTGGACTGCTTACAATTTTACCTTTTAAACGTCCTATAGAACATCTGTACTTACGCACAACTTTATTTCCAGAACGGCCCCAAGCCATTTTGGTCTCTGTAAGTTCTGTATTTTCGTCGCTAAAAAGTTCTAATATAAGCATAACACTACTATTTAGTATAGATTAATCGGTTTTAATTTTTTGTGAATTGTATTAAATGAATAAATTGTAGGATAATACACCTACTGCTGTCGCTAATGAGCCAATGATAGCCATACCCCAAGTAATAAGTTGGGTTTGACGTCTTTCACGGTCTTTTATTACCGTATCTCTAATTTCGCCAAGAACTGTTTCTATGCCGATAACTCGGCCCTCTAGATTGTCTAGTTTTTCTTCCAAACGTGAATACCTCGCCGCACATAATTCTACATGGGCTTCTAGGCTTTCTTTTTCTATTTCTCGAGTTGTACTCATTGCTTCCTCATTTACGTCTACCTTGGACGGATTGATTTTGTCGGATGCCTAATGTGAGCCTTGAAATGCCTGTTTTGTTTGCCTATAATGCCATAATAATTGTTGTTTACAAATAAGAACATTAATGTTCTTACTAAAGTATTTATACTGCGTTACCACTGTATAAACTACCATAATATTTATACTAACTTTTAACTATGGTCTTTTTATGCTTTTTTAATCTTGTAATTTTTGTGAACGTTTGCTATATTTTTATTTCTTATTGCTTTGTAACCTATAACTGCACCAGCCGCCACTGCCGCCCAAGTTAATGCAGAATTGTAAGGACTTTTGGCTTTAGGAGCCGCAATACCTCTTACACTTTTATTGTAAGGTCCGGCTAAATCACTTCCTTTAGCATAATGATTAAGCATAAAGCCTAAACGTGTTGCACCTGCTTTTTGTTCGTTAGGTAAAGCACGAGGCCAATCTGAAATAATACGTCTCATTGAAGTTAGTTTACTATCTCTAATTGATAGTCCACGTTCAACTGCCATCATTGTTCGTCTATCTAGTGCAGTATCTACTACACCGTTTTGAACATTTTTTAAATATCTTTTAATTTGTGCAGTAGGAATATTGTATCCACCTTTGCGTTCTAACCCTGCAATTAAATTATGTAAATCTGTACCGCCTGCTCTAACACCATCAAAGCCACTAAACTTTAATGTATTTCTTGCGTATGTACTTGCTTGACCAGGATCAGTATAACGCATAGCCTGTACACCTAATAAGTGTGCGTATACATTAGCCGCTATATCAGAACCGTTAGTAGTAACGAACTGTTTAGGACTTCTGAATAAACGTGCTTCTGCAAGTTCATCATTAATAAATTCCATAGCCATTTACTTACTCCAAGTCTTAGTTGCCGCGAAATTTAAAGCATTAAATTCCATTCTATCGTTAAGTTTAACTGCTCCACCGTCTACTCCAAATGCTACAAAACCTTCATGATTTGTAACTTTGTATCCTGTATCAGTTTTAACGAATGTACCAATTTTATCTACGTTACTTAACTTTTTAATTAACATTAATTTAGCACTTATTATACGACGATATACTGCTAGTGTCAAGAGCAACGTATTACTATTGTCTGCCAAAAATTTCTTTTGTTGTTCAATTTTTTCTATACGTTTTTGTGCCGCAGGACTTTCTGCACCGCCTTTTAATTTTTCAATTTCTTTATTCATTTTGTCAGTGTAGTAATTCATAAAGTTTTCTAAAAACTTCATAGGTTCACCAACTTGTTCACCAGCTCTTACATTGTTGTTAATAAAAGGTTTAATAAACTTTGCAAATTCTGCCTGTAATACTGCATCCATTTGAGTACCTACTTTTTTAAGTGTAGTACGTCCTGTTGCAATAGTGTCGTCTATACCCTTTTCTTCACTTGCAGTTAGTGTTGCAATTCCTGAAACGTCTTTATAATTAGCGTCATCATACCATACATCTGAGGTTTCTTTCAAACCTCTAACACTGTACCCAAAACTTGCAGTCATCTCACCCAATGTAGCACCTGTATATTCTGTATGAAATACTATACCAATCTTTGCTTTCGCGACACGTTTACCTATAGCACTATTCACTGGAACTGCATATGTAATAGTGTTAGGAGTAAACGTATAACATTCGTCGTCACCAACTGTATCTGTTTCGACATCTCCTTGTCCAAACAAAAAATCACCTTGTACTACTGTACCTATTCCTAATTTAGGTAATAGTTGTAAGGCTAAAATTAATTTATTTGCTAACGTAGGTTGTTCAGCATACCATTCTTTAATTTGTGCAACTGATTTAGCCGCTTTAGGTGTTGTTGTATTAAACACCGATTTAGTACCTACAAAAAATTTACTATCTTCTGGATCAACTCCGCAAACTATAGCAGGAGCACCGTCCCACTTAACAGTTACTTTACCTTCCGGATCTCCGCCTTCTAGTAATCCTTTAACTGCATCTAAATAATCAAATGCTCTAATGGCTCCTTTATAACCTTCGTTAAAAATTAAATCTTCAATATGCTCAAGGTGTGTGTTTTTACCTTCAGCCGCTTCAAGTAATTTCCAACTATGTGTTTTAGGAATAAAAATTTCGTTTATTAACATTATGCCGCCTTCATACTTTTAGCAAGTATAACTTTTACTTCGTCATCTAAGTCATTTGCTCTAATAATTTTTGCTAGTGCTTCAACATCGACAAAGTTTTTCATATCCATTCCTGTTTTATCATCTTTGCCATCTTTATTTTTATCAGTTTGTGCGTCATCGGTTGCTTTTGGATCTGCTTTTGCATCTGCTTTTGGATCTGCTTTAGCAGTTAAGTCTATATCAACTTCTTTATTAAGTAAACCAATTTGTTGGTCATCCATACCTGCTTGTTGTAATACTTGTACTACGCCTGCAATTTGTGTAGGTTTGCCTGCTTTTGTCCAAGCAGTTTGTAATTTTTTAACAGTAACTTTGTTACCTACTTCGTGTGCTACTGCTTTACCAGTTTGAATTGCCTTTGTTGCCGCTTTTAATCCAACGGCTGTAACACCACCAACGGCTTTGTCTGCCACAGTACCAACACCTTTAACAGTTGCCATAGCCGCTTTTTTCATAGCATCTAAGGCTGGACCTTCTTCAAGGTATTTTTCCATTAATACGTTTTCTACGTTTTGAATTCTGCTTTCATTTTTATCTTGTTCTGCTTTTTTCGCCGCCGCGGCAGAAAGAGCAAATACTGATATTGCTCCACCTATACCTTGTGCTACATTTTGATTAAATGCGTCAGCAATTTCTTCAACACTACCTGTATTAGAATATCCTGAACCAGTATACTGATCCATAAATTTCATAAATTGATCTTGGTCTGCTTCTGATAATTTGTCAATAGCAGAAAAATCCATTAAGTTTTTTGGAGACATTGTAGTCCGTACTGTTTGGTAAACTTCGTTTCCATCAGCATCAACACTAACAAGTCTAAATGTACTATCAACTCTCAATGGTCCTTCAATACCGTCAAATCCAGATTCAATTTCGTTTGTAAAAGTTTCACCTACTTTAAGTCCAGGTGGAATATCTATTTCTTTTGGTACTTCAATGCCATCTGGGAGTCCGCCTGAGAATACTCCAGAAGTCGTTTCTCCGCCAACATTAATACCCATAAATGATTGGTCATCATATGCTTTATCAAATCCAACCTGTGCTTGTACTTCGTCTACATTTAAACCTTTGTCTTCTAAAAATTCTCTAAACTCGTCACTTATTGGAGGTTGTGTAGCATAATCTAAACCAGCCGCTTGTACTTGTTCTATCGGTATCTCTTTTACGACTTCACTATCCGTGATATCCATTCCATCACCATCAGGATCAACATCAGTTCCAGTTTTTACTGTTTGTGTTTCTAAATCTATACCATCACCTACAACACCGTTTGCATTGGCTAAATTAATAGCGGCTTGGTCGGCTGTTGATCCGTCTGGCGATAGTTCAAATATTTTATCGTTAATTTCTCTAACTTGGTCTAAAATGGCTGTTTGGGCTTCAGCATCTTGTCCGGCTAAATCTCTTGCTAGTCCAATAAATGCATTTCTAGTCTGTAATAATTCTTTTACTGCTTCAGGTGTTATCGTCTCCGGTGTCATATTCATGGCATCAACATTATCTAAACTAATTGTTTGCCCATCTGCACTTGTAAATAAATCTGTAACTTCTGCTGGAAATAAATCTGCCGCCGCATCGGCAATTACTTTTCCAAGTCCACCTGCAATAGCACCAATGGCTATTTGTTTTCCAGTTTTTGCAACTGCACTACTTAATTTGTCACCTGTTAAAATATTGTTTGCTAATTTAAGAAAGAAACCAATTGCCATACCCGAAACAATACCACCACTTGCGAATGCTAATGATGATGTCATTGCCGCAATTACAAATGCACCTTTGGCTGGATTTTCTTTTACATAGTTTTTCCATTTATCAACTATTGATAAAATACTCTGTCCGCCTGGGCCTTTGCCAATTGATTGTGCAATTTGTGTTCTTAGTCCATCAAATGCATTATCAACATTTTGTATTGGTTTTGAATCTTGTGCTTGTTTGGCTAATTTTTCAATTTCTACTTTTAATTTACTAGCAATTTGTCCACTAATTTTTCCTGCTTTACCTAAAACAGTTTGATTAGTTCCGCTTTGTGTAGCAGTTTGTTCTGCTTTTTTAAATAAACCATTAATTTGGTCTGGTGTAAGTTCTGCTTCAAATAGTTTGCTATAGTTTTCAACTAGAGGCCAAACTTTCTTTTCCCAAGAGCCAACATATACTTGTTGTGCTTCAGTTAGATAACTCCAACTTTCTGCCAAATATTGCTTTGACTTATATTCATGTTTTACTTCATTTAATTTCATTATGCTTTTCCACCGGCTTTACTTATTAAATCGTTTAATTGTTTCTTTTGTTCCGGAGTTAAATTCTGTATTACTGCTTTCATATCATTAGGTACTGGTGTTGGGTTTTTTGCTTCTTCACCTCTTACAAATCTTCCTAATACCTGATCCGCCATTGTTAGTAAATTTGAATCAACGGCTTTACAAATCTTTAAAAATGTATCTGCTCCTGCAAAAGGAGTCTTAGGCTTTAAAAAATAGTTTTGACTTGCATATGCAATAATTAATTTACCTAACTTTTTAATATTGTTGTCTTGAATTTGTAGGTTAGGTATAGCAAATAGTTTAGAAACGTCTGCCTTAAACATATGAGTGAACCAGCCATTAAATGAATTAAATGGATCTGTGTCAAATTTCTCTGCATTCTTGCTTTCTACCTCTTCGTAGTTTGCAAGTGCTTTAGTATACATTTGTTTAGTTTTGTTAGCAAGTACTTTTAATTCTTGCTCTTTGGCTTTAACATCTGCTAATTTTTTTTGTATATCAGGTTTTTCAAACCCTGCGATTTCATCTATTCTCATTTTTTTATCTTCTTTAAACCGTTGTTAAACTTCGTAGGATCTTGACGTTTAATTGCTAATAGTAGTTTTCGCTCTAATTCCTCAGCCATACCATCATCGTAGGTCTCTTTAATTAAGTTAATTAGATTCGTTGCACCAGCGATAATATGCTGAGCTCTAGACTCTATTAAATGTACTCGATCTCTTGGTAAAGAAATGCTGTCTAATTCTTCTAATAATCTACGATGTTTATTATGCATGAGTATTTTTCTCCGTACTATATGTTATTTATTTAAAAAATTTGGTTAAATACATATTACAATACTAACTATTAATAGGGGATTAAAATATGAACTACGATTCACATCATGCCATGCTTTCAGCACTTGCATATAAGAATCTGACTCCAATTCTAGAAGCATCTTTTAAAAAAATAGGGTACAAAAACGTTGATTTTTTGAATATTGATGGAGCTCAAGCATATTTGCTCGCCAATAAGGACCTTATTACGATTGTTTTTAGGGGAACAGAACCAAGTCAACCCAGTGATATAATTGCTGATCTTAAAACATGGAAAAATAAGAGCGATGTTGCTGGAAGAGTACATAGCGGATTTTACGACGAAATTGAAAAACTTTGGCCCAAAATACAAGAATTTGTAGCCAAACATGAAGGAAAAGAATGTACTATATCTGGTCATAGTTTAGGTGCCGCAATGGCAACTATCTGTGCCGCAAGACTACAAGACAAGTTTGAAAATATGTGTTTATATACATATGGTTCTCCACGTGTTGGTAATAAAAAGTTCATATCAAGCCTTAAATTTAAACATTGTCGTTGGGTTAATAATAACGATACTGTAACGAGAGTACCACCTGCTTTATTTGGTTTTAGACACTACGGTAAAATGCATTATTTAAATCATTACGGAAACGTTCGTAACGGATTAAGTACATGGCAACGTATAAAAGACAGATTTAGAGGAAGATGGTCTGCTTGGAAAAAATTACAATTCTTTGATGGTGTGTTTGACCACAGTGTTAGTGACTACCATTCAAAATTAGATAAAAGTTTTAAGATATCTAATAAAGTACACCCTAAAATTAAGTTTTTAAGTTCTTAAGCATATCATTTAGTTTATGCGACTGAACGTCAGCACGGACTACCTTTTCAGGTTGTTCGTCTGCTGGCTTAAATTCTGAAGATGCTTTAATCTTATTCATTACATCATTACTTCTATTTTCAGTCTTCTTGTATTCAGTTTCTGCTTCATCACCTAGGTCTCTAATACGCAGACTGTTATTATCAAACTCTAAGTCTACTTTCATACCTACACCACTACTACTTCTTGTTTTCATAAATTGTATTTGATATCTACCACGTTCACGCATAGCTCTACTAGTAAAAATACCAATAACATTGTCAGCAGTATTAATTTTACTAATACCACCTGCAATATGAGAATGGTCAAATTCAATTTCTTCAACTGCCGCTCTGTTTAACTGCGAAGCAGTTACCATAATAAAGTCCATCTCTTTTGCAAGATTACGCAGTTCTTCACTAACATACTTGTCTTTAATAAATTGATCATTAGGACTAACTTTTGCACTAACTGGCATTAACAAGTCTAGATAATCAACACAGATATAGTCTAATCTTTTACCAATTTTTATTTGTAGTTCTTTTATGTATGCTCTAATGTCGTTAATATTACTTTGTGCTGGCATATATTTAATTCGCAAACTTCCTGCTTTTTTACCAGTCATTCCAATTTTCATTTCTAAAGTATCTAAATCTTTAAAGATATCTTTACTTGGAATATCAGTAACCATACTATCTAGTCGCATAGCACATAACCCTTCACTTAATTCAAGTGTTAGATATACGCCATTAAGTCCTGCCATAGTCCAGTTAACTGCTAGATTCTGCATAAACAAACTCTTACCAGACCCACTACCACCTGCAAAGATATTAAGTTCGCCTCTGTTGAATCCACCAAATAACTTTCTATCTAATGCGGGCCAACCTGTGCTTACTTGTCCATTGTTATCTTTAAGAGCCATAAGTCTTGCTCTAGGATCTTCCCAATACTCTATACCTAAGTCTTTTGTTAAACTTATTTGTACTGCGTCTTTAATCAATTTCTCTACAGGATCATATGTACCTTTTTCTAATAAGTCTGCACTTTTTAAAATTGCACGTTCTAGTTCTTGTCTCCTAGTAAACGATTCAAATTCAGCCATAAACCATTCATAATGACCATCGTTAATTTCTTTAACTGGTTTAAGTTTACTGCCTGTAGACGCATTTACCTGATCTATTGTAGGCATTGTACTATATTCGGCTGTATGTTTTTCAATAAACTTCGCCGACTCTTTAAGACTCTTATCAAAATTTTCACTATTAAAGATGTTTTGCACACGGACATAAGATTCCGCATCATTAAGCATCATTTCTAAGAATAATCTTTGTAGGTCTATTGTATATTCAGTTGCCAAGTTTCTTCCTCATAAGTTCGATTTTTATTTTACTACTTTGTGCAGTGTTTATAATACTCCATAATGCATATAACTTTCCATATTTGTCAACTGCATCACTAACATCTTTAACATTATTTTCCCAATCCGGAAATGCAACACTCCACCCATATTCTAATGCAGTATCAATTACTTTACTTCCTGCATTGTCTTGGTCTGGTATTACTATAACATCTTTTCCTAAAGAGTCAAGTAAATCCGCTTGAGTATCGTTAATCATATTACTGTTTATTCCAACACCGCCAATTTTTAAAGCATCAATTGGACCTTCTGTAACTATTGTTATCTTTCTGTCCTTGTTTTGTTCATCAATATTATACACATAACCCGGTTGCATATGGTTCATATATTTAGGTTGTATGTTATTATTAATTGCTCTTGCAGTATAACCAACAAATTTCTTTTTATAAAAAAACGGAATAATCAATCGTTGATTTAAATTTCCAGCTCTACTCGGTGACCATCTTAATTCATGTAAATTATTTTCTAGTCCTCTTGCAATGGCATACTCTGCCACTGCCGCAATTTGTACTTCATGTTTACCTGGATTATGAATCCAATGTATTAGTGTCTCTGAATCTGTAGGAAAAGTTTCTTCTTTAAATTCTACTTCTTCGTATTCTTCGACTTCACCTTGTTCTTGTGCATACTCTTTTAATCGTAATGCTTCAATCTGCAAACCTTTAATAGTACGTTCGTCAGCACCTAACCATTCTAAAAGTTTTCTTACTTTGTATGTAAGATGCCATCCAGGTTTCCAATGTGTTTTAAATCCACAATTAAAACAGTGATAACTTACAACACCATCTCCGGCGCCTGTTATTCCTGCTCTGCCTCTTTTATCTTGAGACTCACCATTGTGTACACAACACGGGCCACTAAAACTTACCCAGCCACTAGGACTAGTTTTCTTTCTAGAAGGTAGTAAACCTGTAATTGTTTCGTAAATTATATTTTGCATAGTGCTTATTATAGCACAAAACTACGAACGATACAAGACTTTTGTTAAGGTTCCGAAGGTTTTTTTGTCTTTTATTCTAATTGCAGTAAAGACACCGCTAAAAGTCGCGTATTCATTGCCTGTTTTAGACGTATATGTATTAGAAGTAACATCGAAAAAGTTAGCATTTAGTATATCTGTTACTGGATCCATGGTTCCTTCAACTGTAATTGTTCCTGTATAACCGTCTAGATAGTATTGAGCCGTATGAAGTGCTTTATTTTGATTTAATTCTGGATATGCGTTAGCGGCACTAGTATACCTTGTTGTTTCTGTACCTGTTCCAACTACATCTGATAAAATTTTTAATTCTGCAGATTTTCTGAACTCATTATAAACGCCATCAATTATTTCAATAGTACCACCAGCGTCGTAATTGTCTCCACCAAATACTATAGTTCTTGTACTATCTGCATTTAATTCGTGTACACTGTAAGTATACATATTTGCATCAGTGTTTCTTAAATCAGAATCAGATAATTCAAAATTGACCTTACCTAGATTCGCATTTGATATGGTGCCGGTTTTAGAAAGGATAACTACATATGTAGAAGGATTTAAAATATTAAAAACAAAAGTTTTGCCAGTAATGACAACGGGTTTTTGATCTGAATCTTTCAGTTGTAGTTGTAGAGTGTTTTTAATTCCTCTATATGCTTTTAAGGGACGTGAGTACACTTTTTTATTCCTATTTTCCACAGTTGCATCTGGGGAGTATACAACTGATAAGTTCTGATTTGTTAAATATCCAAATAATTTTTGCATAGTATTTTTGTTTCCACATACATTGTATTTATATAAAAAGAGACCTATGGACGAGCTATTAGAAAAACTACTTAAAGAATACCCCTTTTTAAGCCATATAAACTATGGTCAGAAGGAATATATCGGTATCATACAAAACCGTGATTCCCATTGTACCAGTTTCTATGATTATGAAAAAATTCAAGACATAGAACTTAAAAAACAGTTTTTAACTTCTGCAGAAAGTTGGTGGTGGGAATCAAATAGAATGATTCCAATTAACATATTTCTTAAAGAAGAATGGTTTATGTTCAGACCATATCTAACAACTTTTGTTAGTAAAGACTGTAATGTTTTAGCCGGTCCTCAAGTAAGTTTAAACGAACTATCTAAAAAAAGAACAAAACGTAGAAGTATACAATTGGTTAAAAGAGTAGATTAATCTACTTCACCAGGTTCTAAACTTAATTCTTCTCTCTTATCACCAACATCTGGATTTTCTTTTGGATTAAACTTATCAGCATCTTCTAGTTGATCAATTTTTTCTGTTATGTTGGGCCACTTTTCAGACATATCTGTATTAATTTTCATCCAGTATGCTAGTTCAGTATCNTCAAAGTCACTATCTGCTCTAATGGCACCTGCTGGACACTCTGGTTCACATACTCCACAGTCAATACATTCGTCTGGGTTAATTGCTATAGAATTTTCTCCAAGGTAAAAACAGTCCACAGGACAAACTTCTACACAGTCAGTAAATCTACATTTGATACATTTGTCATCTACGAGATATGTCATAAATTTATTTATAATCCTCGCATAGTAAATTTATGTGTATAGATACTAAATGAGCATATGCAACTGCATGGGCTTTTTTAAAGTAATATGCATCTCCTTCTGGCTTTTTCCAAACATCTTCCGATACTTCTTTCCAGGACTTACCTTGTAGTTTTGCTTTACCTGGTCTTATGATACTTAATAGCATTGCCATTCTAGGTATACTATCAGGTTTCATCTTTTTAATTAGTTCGTGATAGTTACCAACATGGATAACTTGTTCACAAAATTCTTTACTTTTCCAAAGCAGTTCCCATAACGGTTCTTGCTTAATTAATCTATTTAAATGTTCTTCGTCTTTTACTTTTTGATACACTGCTACATTAAGTAAATCTAATTTAAAGTAACCTCTATCTTCTGCTATTTTATAATCTAACGTACTCATACCAGTAACTGGATCAACAGGAATCTTTGTATAGTATACTCCTGTATTATGCTTTTTAGTGACCCCGTGTTCGCTTATAGACGCCGTTACACCGGGCATCACACTTAATGCACGTTCTCTGTCTCCAAAATCTATATCGATGTCTGGTAATCTGTGACTCATAATTTTGCCTCTTTTAGTGCGTCTTTTACTATTGCCGTTTCTTGATGAAACTTTACAAAATATCTTCTCCAAAAGTCTGGATCAATGTAACTGTAAATAATTTGTAATTGTTCTGGATTAAGTTTACTTAAAAAGTTAACACCTGTATCACAATTAAATATAACCCAACTACTAACTCTGCCATTAACAATATGGCTACAAATTTTGTTTGGGTTACAAGCAAAGAAGTAAGTGTGTAAATGTACACCATTCTCATCTGCCCAACTTTCCATAGTTTTTAAACTTCTTGCAATAGCATCTTGCCATGTTTCAGTTCTAAGATGATGTTCTAAATATGCTTGGTAATGTTTATCTTGACACCATTGATCTAACTTAACATTATTATTAATAACATAGTTTATAAAAGCCGATGTATTAATACAACTTATACTAACCATATGTTTACCAAATTTAACAAAGGCATTATAATATTGGCTATTTACAAAATCGCCATATGTCTTTTTTGCTTTATCACCGCCTTGTGTAACTTCATAAAAACGTAAATATGCTTGAAGTCCTAATTGTACTCCTTTATCTTTTTCTTGTTGCCATCTGCGTTTTTGTTCACAAACATGGTGTAGTAATGTTTTTTCTCTACTAAAACCTCTTTCACAATACTTGCACACAAAAGGTTTATTACCCGGCTTGTAATTTTCTCTAGTTTGCTTTGCTATAGCCATAATTACGTCCATAACATTAAATTCTTTTTATGGTATTGTTCAATACTCTTACTCCATTTTGGAAATATAGTTTTATTTACGAATATCTCATTATAATCTATTATCTGCAAATTGTCAATTAAATTTGCAACTTTATTCATATTAGATGTATATCTATTTAATTGTGATTTAGTTCCTCTATTAGTTGGCTGTCCATAACGTTTAAAGTCTTTAAGATTGCATACATATTTCCAAGTTTTCAAATCGTTAATTGTTATTGCCCATGCTTCTTTACATTTAAACTCATAATTAGTTAGATAAAAATCATCTGGATTATGAGTACTAATTAAAGTTGAACTTTCTACACTGTGAATATCATTTAAGTTATCAATCTGTGCTACACTTTTAAAAGGTGAAGCATCAAATAAGTTTATGTTATTATCGATAGGAATATCTTCTATACTTCCCCAAGTCCATAAAGATTGTAAAAAGTTGCCTCCTGCTCCTGCGGGCCACATTAAAAATAATTCACAATCGATAGTTTTCATTATATTAATTCTTTTATCTGTTTATCATCATACCCTAAAGCAATTAAGTATTTCTTAACATCTGCTTTAGTATTCATAGTTGCCATAAGTTCAAGTTCGTCTTCTTTTGCAAATGGATACAATGTTTTCAGTGTTTTTAGTATTTTGTTATTTACTGCATTTTTCTTTTTTCCACCCGGTATCCATTCATGAAATGCAGTACCCATTCCAGGACTAGCAGTTGTTAATAATAACCACTGTAGTTTTGGGTGTTTAGTTAAATCAAAAAAGTTTGTATTAACTCTTTTGTTTGTTGCAATTAGCCACCATTCTTGTAATGATGAATTACCTTTAACACTACTCGCATAACGATTCATAAGAAAGGCACTAAAAGCCTTCTTCTCCTCATCAGTTAATGTATCGTAAAAGTCTTTTTGTTTACGATCCATTGCACCAAGTATTCTATTAAGCGGTAATTTACTAGCCATAGTTTATTATAACACCTTTATAAGTATTCTGCAAATGTAATTTCAAATAAGTTTGCGTCATCAATGCTTTCAAATTGTATATGATACCATCTGTTATTATCTGGATCCCAGTCAATTTTAACAGTTACACCTTTATTAACTAGTTGTCTATCATTAAAAAATCCTACTACATTTTCAATTAACGGTCTCTGTGTTTCAAGCCAATGTTCTTCGTCTTGGGCATTCAGTTTAAGACTGTATTCGTATGCGTTCTTTTTAACAATTAATTTACCAGACTTTTGAGACATCAACTACTTCCGAAGTTCTACTTATATCTTCTACAAAATAAACACAAGGTGGGTTTTCACCTTCACATAAAGGTACTGCTAATAGATGCCCAGGTTTAAGTTTTGGAAAATACCATTTAACTTCTTGGTAAACGTCTACAATTTCTACAGGATAAAACTCAGGACGGAAGTCGCCACGTGGATTAAACGTAAATGCATTAAAGCCTCTATCATTTAAACTTGTTAACGGAACAACTTCTAAATCTCCTACTTCTGCTTCACCGATTAGTAATTGCCAATCTCTTGGCATTCTAATTGTATGCTCTCCTATCTTTAATACAAGTGCTGGAGCATTGAAACTTTGAAGAAAAATAAGAGGAATAAAAAAGTAATCAGGTTCTTTAGGATTGCTATTATCTAAAACTGCAAATCTTAAATCATCTACTTCCTCCGGAAGGTCGTTCATTACAAAAGTTTTATTTTCTAATGTAAGTATCTGCATTAATATACCTCTTTAATTTTATCTGCAATACCATATTTGACTGCTTCTTTGGCAGAAAGCCAAACATCTTTTGCTGGTAATAATACCTCTCTAATTTTCTTCTCTGTCATACCTGTACATTTTTTATAGTGTTCAACCATACGTTCGCTTGATAATTCAAACTCTCTAACACGAGCAAAAAGTTCGTGTTCTTTTCCGCCTGATCCCCAACTATATTGATGTGATAAAATACTTGTATTTGGTGTTAGGATACGTTTTCCTTTTGTCCCTGCCATAAATGTAAGTATACCACAACTTGCAATAATTCCTAATCCTACTGTTTTAATAGGAATACCACTTGCTTTCATTGTATCAATAAGAGCAAATGCGGCATGAACATCGCCACCTGGACTATTAATAATTAATGTTAACTCTTTAGGTCTTTCACTATCGGGTGCTAAATTCTTTTCAATAATCCATTGTACGACTGGTTTTGTCGATTCCATTGTAAAAGGATCAGCGAAGTAATGCACTCCTGTTTCCCACATCAACATACCTGGTTGTTTAGGTGGTGTTGGTGGTGTTGGTTTTGCGTTCTTCATGTCTGCCATTGTTCTCTCCATTATTAATCCCATTGTGTTTTTTCTATAACAAAGGGATAATTTGCTTCTTTATAGAAGTGTTTTCTTTTAGTTAAATGTCTTTTAGCATATTTACAAGTACTTGTAATATCCCATATTTTAACAAAATCTTTGTCTTGTGCTTTTCTAATACCTCTGCCGATACTTTGTATAACTCTTACAAAACTCTTTCCAGGTTCTACTAGTACAAGATTAAAAATTCTTGGTATATTCAATCCTACTGCGGCAACTCCGTATGTTGCTACAATAATCTTATTATCTACGTCTGCAATTTCATCATAGTGTTCTTTTCTATCATTTACTTTAGTTGCTCCACTAATAAAAACTGCTTTGTCTCCTAAACGTTTTACTAACTCTTTGCCGGACTCAACTCTGTCAACTAATACTAACGAGTTACCATCTTCACCAATTTTACCAATTAGTGTAGACAAATAGTCTAAACGTTTTTCGTTTGTAAGTAAATATTTCAATTCACTTTGGTAGTTGCCATAATCTCCATGGTCAACTAATTGTACTACATTAACTTCGCAATTTGCAAGTACACCTTGTTCTTGTAACTCACTTGCACTCTTACGACCAACTACTTCTCCTAAACTTACTAGAAGACTCATAAATTCAAAATCTTCTTTTGGTATAGTTCCAGTTAGTCCCCACCTAATAGGTATAGTGGACATTGGTCCAGTTAATAATGTTTTTAATGCATCTGCTTTTGCCATATGCACTTCGTCTACCATAACACATACTACATCTTCAATAAACTCTCCAATAGTTATAGGTGCTACTGCGTTCTTTGTATTCTTTAAAAGAATATTTAAACTTTGCCATGTACAAATTGTATGCTTATGTCCAAATTCTTTTCTGTCTCCGTAAAATACCCCAACATCTAAACCCATATTAACATAATCTTCTTCTGTTTGTGTTACTAGGCTTTTGTTAGGAACAATTACAATACTTCTTCCATACTGTTCTACTTTACTACTTAATGCCGCCGTTATTAATGTTTTACCTGCACCAGTGGCAATCTCTTGCATACTTTGTGGATTAACTAAAAAGTTATTAATAATATCTACTTGGTAATCTCTTAATACAATAGGTGTTCCTCCAACTGGATGATTCTCGGGCCACATTATGTCTGAGAAAGCATCTTCTTCTACTTTATCAAATTCAAATGCAGTTCTATAATCTCTTTGATCATCTAAATCTATTTGATACTTCATCTCTTCTAATACCGGAAGTATCTGTGGTAAAAGATTAATGTAAGTACTGCCACCTAATTGAAAATAACTTACTTTACCATCCCATCTTCCTAAACGTACTGCTGGGAGATATCGTGCATAAGGTACTTCGTATTTGAACATATTAAGTAAACGCCTACGGGCGTCTAACTCTAGTCCTTTTATAGATACGTTAACTTCGTCTTTAATTAATAATTTCGCCGTCGGCACTATCTTTTCCTAATTCTGTTCCAAACGTATAATGACAAATCCAAGCCTCAGTATTAAATGAAACTCCAGTCTGTCCTCCAATTACATTGAATCCATAACGTCTATATTTTGTTACTGTATTTGTACTGATAACGAAATCAGGTTTCCAATCATGTTTAACACGAGGATTGGTATACCTTTGTACACTATCTATTATAGCAAATTTAGTATCCAAAGTCAATGTCTTATTGGACTTAAAGTGGTGCTTGTTATGTTTCAACTGCACTGTACAGACGTCTTTGCCCAGTTTAGACACCATATTTAGAAGGTTTTGTGTCAATTCCTCCGTCATTGTTCTACCGTCTATTATAAAAGCAATCTTTTTAAACCCAAATTCGTTAACTGCTGAATTATAGATATCAATAGGTTTTGTTTTTAACCAATCAAATCTACCACCACGAGTTTGTAATATTTTTATTCCTAGTGAACTTAAATTTATCTTACTACTGTTATTAACAATATCAATATTTTGATCAGCCGCTGAAACAATTTGTTTAATTGGACTTTCGGACTTCATAGTATTTACCCAATATTCGTTTAGACTATCTGGAGCATTACGAAGAAAACACTTGTCATCATTAACTACTAATTGTATTGCATATTCTTTTCTATTATTAATGATGTTTTGACAATCATTATAAAGTTTTTTAACAGTATCCGAATAACCAAAGTTATATTTTGCCGCCCAATTATACAACGATAAAAAGTTGTACTCGTTATAGTCTGTATAGTATTTCTTTTCTTCTTTATTAAACATACTCTTGGAAGCTCGTAGTTTCTTTGCTATTGCATTAAACTCTCTAATCATATCTTTATTATAGGGAAACTTAATACTAATCTTTTCTTCTTCAATATCAAAGTACCTTAGTCTATCAACTTGTCTTAATGTACTTTCAAACGATGGTCTAATTACAATTTCACTAATGTCTATACCAAGTCGTTTATATTGTCTTGCATATTTTTTAACTAACTTAACAGATAGTTCTCTCTGCCTGTCACTTAACCCTTCGCCTTTGTTTATGCTACGAACGGCATTGTTGACAAAGCCAACATCATAGTTTGCCAAACTAATAGGCTTACTAATATGTCTAGGGGGAATTGGACTGGTTATAATACCTGTTGCTATTTTTAAGCAATACTCGATATTCTCAGGTTTGTATAAATGCATATCATTTCCTTAAGGTATATAAAAGAGCCCGAAGGCTCTTTTTTAATTTGTGTTATGCTCTTCGCATACAAGTTGACGCCGCCAAGTTCTTCCAATTTGTTGGACTTAACTTCTTAAGGTCGGCAATCTTTAGTGCCATCCTTAATGACATCTCCCTAAGGAACTTTCTTTTTTCGAACATAAATTGAAGTACTTCTTTTTCTTCACTTTCGTCCATTTTGTATCCTTGAAACAAATCGCCTTTTCTAGCAATCTGCATAATTCTAAGATACTTGTCTCTTTCGGTATCAAGAGTTAAATCAATGTAATGACATCTTGACATCAAAGCATCTAGGTGATCTTTAAGTTTTTTACTTCTAACATTGTCAAATTTAATGTTAGTAATAAAACAAACACTTCCTTGGAAATCAAAACTATTAGGAATACCTTCTGCTCTCAATTTTGAGGAATCAGCATTCCAATAAATTTTACGTCTAGCACCACTATCAAGTGCCGCCTTTAAAATGTTTAATGCAAGGTCATCTAGTAATACACTATCACAGTCATCAAACACTACAACGTTACCACGAGCTGAATACTCATAAAGTTTAGCATATAAACCTAGTGCCGTCATAGCACCTTTTACAAACTCAAACTTCCTATTACCAGCAAGGTCATCAAAACCACTTTGTTCTTCAAGTGTAGTTTCAACACCATATGATTTACCAACCCCTGGAGGTCCTGTAACAATCATTGCTCTAACGTCATTATTCTTAAGAGCACCTGTCATCTCATTTAGGATTTCAAACCTATCTTGGATTTCAACGATTCTCTTCTCATCTTGTTTAGTAAGTTTCGAACTTTCTTTAGGTGTCGATGCTTCAACCTGTGTAGCATATTCTGACCTATCAACGAAAGTAATTGCAGTAGGGGATTTAATTTTTACCCTAATTTTATCGGATCCAAAGCCTTCTGTACCATCGACAGTAACAAACATTCCTGTTTTACTTTCCTGTACATTTTTAAGTAATGGAAAGACTTTGTTTTTTATTTGTTGGTTTCTATAAGAACCACTTTTAACTAAAACGTAACTATTCATGTATTTCTCCTATTCGTCGTTTTATGTTTATATTTTAATAATAACACCATTTGCTATAGTGTCAACCTTTTTTTT